ACTTAATGAAGAAGTCTGGAAAGTATCTGTGCATCTTTTTATCTAAAGGATTTTTGTATGGTATCCAAAACTCCTCCGATTGCCATTGACTTATATTCTCTGTCAGATCGCAGTATTCCATGAACTTTCTCTCCCAAAGAGAGCGATAAATGATCTGAGTGGGATCTCCTTTATACTTTTTAGTATGCTTTGGTTTAAATTTTCCCTTATAAGCCATATACATAGTATGTAAGTCATAACTATATTTAGATGGCTGAGGACAGAAATCAAAAAAACTACTTTCAAAAAATAACTCCCTTTGGTGCTGATATTACGCCTGGAAATATAAAATCCAGAGGTAATGTTGGTATAGATTTTCTAGAGGATTTTCAAACATCGTTGGGGGCTCCCGCTCTATCATCTTTTTACAAAGTCACTATGGATCTTGGGCCTGGTATATCTAATGTTGTACAAGGAACAGTAGGAGGTAGGGATGAAGCGAGTTTAGAGGACTACTTAGCATCATGTGGAGTTTTAGACAATCATAATGGTATTCATAGGTTTGAGTTATTGGCAAATGAAGCAGTATTGCCAGGATCTACTATGTCTGTTGTTACTGAAACTGGAAGTAGACAAGGTATAACAGAAAAGTTTGCATCACAGAGAGCATATAATGATATTGCTATCAGTTACTACATACCAGCAGATTATTCATCTTTGAGACTATTCCAAGAGTGGATAAACTTTATAAATCCATTGTATTTTTCTGCTGGAGAAGGAGAAGAAGCACCAGCAGTAAGAGGAGCCCCTGGCGGATATCCTGATGCTGTAGATAAATATGGTTTCCATAGATTCAGATATCCAAATGAATATAAGAAAACCATGTCGATCACTAAGTTTGAAAGAAATGTTGGATCTTCAACTTCTGAACTTACAGGTAATATGTTTGCACCCAACGCCTTGAGTTATAAATTTATAAACATCTTTCCAACTGCAATACAAGATGTGGCATTGACATATCAAAATTCAACAATTCTACAGATAACAGTTGAGTTTGCCTACGATAGATATGTTATGGTATCTAACTACACTAAGTCTGGATATGAACTAACCACACTACCAACCACTTCGGGACAGAATAAAATTCTAAATCAAATGGATAAAGAAGTTACCGAAGGCAACAGTGGACAAACAGAAGTTAAAGGTAACTTTGATCAGTTCCAAAATTTATCAGATGTAGCTTAAAAAAGTCCTCTAAATAATAAAGAATAATTACATATTATGCCTTTACCTAAAATTACGACCTCTGAGTATGAATTGGTATTACCTTCAAACGGAAAGACTGTAAAGTACAGACCGTTCTTGGTAAAAGAAGAAAAGATACTGATACTTGCATTAGAAGGACAAAATCAAAAAGAGATCACAAACGCCGTAAAACAAGTAATTAAAGAATGTGTTTTGACAAAGGGAATCAAAATTGATACTCTCCCTGCCTTTGACATTGAATATTTGTTTTTAAATATCCGTGGCAAATCTGTTGGTGAATCAATAGATCTTTTAATTACATGTGGTGATGATGGAAAAACTGAGGTTGGAGTTAATGTTCCAATCAATGATATTAAAGTGATAACAGCGGAGGATCATACCACTGATATTGAATTATCAGATGGATATACTGTTAAGATGAAGTATCCTTCTCTCAGTCAGTTTATCGACACTAACTTCTTAGAGAATCAGGATACAGTTGATCAATCATTTAGTATTATAGCATCTTGTATTGATATGGTGTATAATGAAGAAGAGATGTTCTCAGCTTCTGAGTGTACTAAGAAAGAACTTAAAGAATGGGTCGAGTCATTAACATCAGCACAGTTTGCAAAGATTGAAAAATTCTTCCAAACTATGCCTAAGTTACAACATAAATTAGAAGTAATTAATCCAAACACCAAGAAAAAGAACACTGTGATACTGGAGGGACTGGCCGATTTTTTCGCCTAGGTATGTCTCATATAAATCTTGAGACATACTTCCGAATCAATTTCGCACTCATGCAGTTCCACAAATACTCTCTAACAGAGATAGAGAACATGCCTCCTTGGGAACGAGATATTTACGTTGGATTACTCAAATTACACATTGAAGAAGAAAACCTAAAAGCAAAAGCAAGAGAAGCACAAATCAGAAATGGCTAAACTATCAGGACTATTAAAAGGTGCTCAACGCTTTGGTAGGAAGACTGCTAAGGCTGCTAAGATATTTGGTAATAGTAGAGTCGGTAAAGCTCTAACAGGTGTAGCACAGGGTCCTAAAGGTAGAAAGAGTTTAAGTACAGTAAGGAGTAAGATGCCTTTAGCATCTGTTCCACAGATGTTGCAGCCACCAGAACAACCCGCTATAGGTGGTGGTGTTAAGAATCTTCCAAAACTGATAGACAGTAAGATTCAACAAGCGATTCCTAGAATAAAACAGGCAGTACAACCAGAACAACAACAATTTAATCCACAAGGTTTCTTAAGTTCAATATTCTCAGGAGGATTGAATTCATTAAATCAATTCTCAGGTAGTTTAGGTGGGTTGAGATCATCTCTACAGAGCACAATCGGATTCCTTACTGAGGCAAAGGGAATAGTTGTTGATCTCATCAATAAGATGGCCAAAGCAAAAATCGCCAAACCTAGAGGTGGTTTCTTCAAAGGTCTTATAACAAACATTGCCAAGATCGGTTTGATGGCGATGACTATGAAGGCTGCTCCAGCGGCACTCGCCGCAGCTGCTCCGATGTTAGGTAAAGTTGCATTGGGCGCTGCTGTCGTTGGTGGTGCTGGGTTCATTGCTAATAAGGTGTTAGGTAGAAAGAGAAATGATAAAGTAAAATCCAATGATGAGATAGATGGTAAGAGATTCAATCAACTTGTGGAGGACATGGCTTCTTCATTAAGAATATTGGAGAAGAAAACTAGAAAGAAACAAGAAGATAATGAAGAAGAACAACAAGAAGATAATAAAGAAGATACCAAGTCGGATGTAGATGGTGTAGAACAAGTAGACGAACCACCAAAGGTAGAAGATACAGGTGGAGAGACAACAGAACAAAAGAGTGAAGTTAAACCACAAGAAACTGTTACTGGACAACCCAATGCTATATTAAAAACAGATGAGTCTGGTGCAATGACTATCACTCCTACACAAGCAAAGATTGAACATTTGGAAGGGAAGATTGCAGAGGAAAGGAAGGAACTAGCAAAGTATGAGAGTGGCGAAAAGAAAGGTACAAAAAAGAGAGAGTTTATAGAGAAGAAAATTGGACTATTTGAGGACATAATTGAGGATCTCCAACTCAAAGCACAAAAGGGAGATACTGGAGCAGATGGACTAAGAGGAGAACAAGGTGGATCTAATATAACTCAGAATGTTGGAAAAACATTCAAGTTTGATGCTAGTGCATTTAGGAAGAGTCTTGAAGATCCCGCTGGAAACATTGTCATCAATGCAACAGAAACATCAAGTGGAGGTTTAAAAGAGGAAGAGGATAGTGAAGTATCAGGTGGTGATAGTGGTACATCAGAGGTAACAGCTGCCGAAACTACAGACACCAGCACGATTGAAGGTGACACAGGAAATGCAGATGCAATGTCAGAGATTGCCACTGATATATCTCAACCAGCAACAGGTCTTGTGGATGAAGGTGGTGGAAGCGGACAGGTTACTACAATGCCTCTTCCTACAGATTCTAAACAGGGTAATAAACCTATAACTAGAAACAAAACCAAGATGAATAATGAACTACCTATGATCCCTGCCATGAGACTAGATGATATACATATACAACATGCTAAAGCGGTGTTTAATATAGTGGATGCGATGTAATGAATAAATCATCAATTTTAAAAGTAAAACAGAAAGCGTCTCAGGCTGTAACTGGAGCAGAGACTGTAATCACTAGATTTGCTAGATTCATGGGAACAGAGTCTAAGAGTATATCTGGCGGTCTTCCCAGCCAATCGACCATGAAGAAAGCGAGAAAGTTCGCAAACACATTTCATGGCGGTGGTAGTAAAAAGTTAGGAAAGATGTTGATTGGTAGTGCCATAATACTACCAATGGTTTTAGGAACTGCATTGAAAGCCAGAGCTCAGAGTCCAACGGATGTACTCAATAGTCAGTATGGTGGCGATGTAGACGCAATGAAGAAAGATTTGGGTGAAGAAAAGAAACAGTTGGATAAGAGTAAAAAGACACTAGACGAAACTGTAGATGGAAAAGCAAAGGATCTTGATAAGGATCAGTCAGAGATAAGTACAAAGAAACCAGATCAAGCGCCAGAACAAACTCCTGACGAAGAACCTAAAGAAGGTGATGAGGGGAAGACAAGACAACAGTTAAATGATGAGAAGTTTGTACAGTTTGGTAAAGAACCAGTTGATCTTGATGCTTTTCAAGAGATGACAGAGAAGTTTGCTTTCATTGTAAAAAGAGGTGGATTGTTTAATAATGAAGGACCAGGCTTGGGTGAGAAAATCATTAACTTCCTACAAGATACTGGTGAGAAAGTTGTTAATTTTGTGCAAGATACTGCTGAGTTTATAAACAACTCACAAGTAGTAAATTCCATAAGAGATTTCGTTGGAGCTGAAAAAGGTGATGGATATCTTGGACCTAAGTGGTTAGGTATTAAGAATCCTTTTGCCAATAAGACTGAAGAAGAAGTTCAAGAGGAAGTAAAGGGAGAGGTATTACAAGAAGATGGAAGCACGTTAAGAGAGGTTAACCTCACGACAGCGAAACCACTTAAAACTATGTCTGGGGATTCTGTGGGTACTGCAAGTTACACTCTTCCAGAGGAAGTTGCTAAGGATGAATCATTCATGTCTGGTGTAGGCGACCTTTCTGAGAAGTTAAATGTTCCTACAGAAGATCTACTTGCAGTTATGGATTTTGAAACTGGAGGATCATTTGATCCAGCACAAGAAAATCTGGCAGGGTCGGGTGCTGTTGGTTTGATACAATTCATGCCTTCTACTGCTGAGGGATTGGGAACCAGTACAGAGGAATTAGCTGCAATGACCAGAACAGAACAGTTAGAATATGTTGATAAGTTTTTAGAAGAGAACTATACTGGACGTATGGATGGTAAAGAAGGAGACGTTTCTGATTTGTATATGAGTGTATTATTCCCTGCTGCAGTTGGTAAACCAGATGACTTTGTTTTGTTTGGTGAAGGTGCAATGAAGGGATATACTGGCAAAGCATATGAACAAAATATAGGTCTAGATTTGAATAAAGATGGTAGTATAACTAAAGGTGAGGCTGCATCAAAAGTTGTTGACAAATTGAATAAAAACTCAACCAGTGAGGTTTCAGCATCTCAAGTTGAAACATCTGGAGAAATGATGCAAGCAATGACTCTTCCAAACAAATCTATGTCTTATGACCAACCAAGTGGCGGAGGAGGACAACAAACGGTTGTCATGGTGCCACCGATAAACAATAAAGGTGATGCTGGTATGGTAGCTGGTTCAATGGGTGGTGAAATGCAAACAGGTACAGTTCTCATGCCTGCCGATGAGGGTGCAATCATTGCCACTTTAACACTCAATAGTTTAGGTGCTAGTTAATGTCATCACTTTTAAAAACCCACTTTAAAAGAATAATAATAACCCCAGAAAATAAGATTATTTTCAAAAAGGGTGGGTCAAAAGATGAAGAAAAAAGAGAGGTAGATAATCTTGATATCACTGCCTCTGTAGTGTCATTTGATTACTATGAGGATATACTATCACCATCTATTACAGTAGACTTAAAAATATCTACTACTCAAGCATTGTATAGTTTAGTTCCTATCAGAGGATATGAGAGAATAGATATAGTTATTGGAACTGATTACGGTGATATAACATTTGGTGATTCAAATGAAAATCCACTTTATGTTGTTGCTATTGAAAGATTAACACAGACAGAAGGACAGGAGATATTTACACTTAAGTGTTGTACATTGGAAAACTTGAAGAACGAAACTGTTAGATGTAGAAATAGATTCCCCAGAGGACAAATCAGTTCTCATGTAGAGACAATATTAAAGGACATACTTGAGGTTGATGAAGCGAGAATAAAGAAGATAGAACCATCTGCCACTGAATATGGATTCATGGGAAACAATAAAAAGGCATTTTATACTTGTACATGGTTATGCCCAAAGGCAGTGCCTGTGACAGGTAGTGCTACAGGTGAGGCTGGTAGTCAGGCAAAAGGAACTGCTGGATTCTTTTTCTACGAAGACTATGATGGATTTAATTTTAGATCCGTAGATAAAATGATAGATGCTACACAAGTAGAGTATCCAGAGGATATAACTTCTCAGGATCTATCAGAAGAGTATGGAGTAGAAACATACACATATTCTGGTATGATAAGCAGGGATGGTAATGAGAATGAAAAACAGATTATCAACCACTATACTGACAAGACTACTAATCTACAGAAAAATTTAAGGGTTGGTCTTTACAGTAACTTGACATATTTTTATGATCCGTTAAACTGGAAAGCAGATGCAATCCAATTTAACTTAGCAAAGGAAATTGAGGAAGCCAACATAAAGACTGCTGGTGACTCTGTTCCTATACCTCAAGGTGACATAACAAAATTCGCCTCAAGAGTGTTAGTAAGGTTAGGTGATTCGGGAATGTGGGATCACGAATTGAATGAGAAAGGTTCTGGTAGAACCATTTCTGACATGGCAAAGTCGTTCTCTAGATACACATTGCTGTTCCAACAGTCCCTAAATATAACTATACCATGTAATATTAACTTGAGAGTTGGTACACCGATTAGACTGATTTTTCCTAAAGTTGGACCTGAAGAATCAGGTGGAACTGGAACAAAAGAATCTGATCAGGAACTAAGCGGAATCTACTTAATTCGTAGTTTGAGACATCATTTTGAAATTACTGAGGGGCGGAATGTATCTGCTCTAAATCTCGTAAGAGATTCTTATGGAATACAATAAGGAGAAAACTTATGGAAAGTATAGAAAAACACATAGAGGAAGATAGGAAGAAGATTGAAGATCCTACTACTTCACCAGCGGCACGCCGTCATCTTAAGGTTGAACTAGAAGAATTGGAAATCTACGCAGAACATCATAAAAAAGAGATCGAGGCAGGAGATCATCATGATCCTAATGCTTTAGAACTATTCTGCGATATGCACCCAGACGAACCAGAATGTTTGGTGTATGACGACTAATGCTAGACAGTGCTCTTTTACAGACCAACTTCGTTGGACGAGATGGATTCGTATGGTGGATTGGACAAGTTGCTCCTCCTGATGTTTGGAGGGACAAGTCTACCGATCTAGAAGAGGGCTGGGCATTTAGATGTAAAGTTAGAATAATAGGATTTCACTCATTTTCCAAGAACATTTTACCTGATGAGGATCTGCCTTGGGCTCATGTTCTAGTGGATGCCTCTAAAGGTTCTGGACAGGGAATGTTGGGTGAGAGTTCCAGTATGGTTGGGGGAGAAACTGTCTTTGGTTTCTTCTTAGATGGAGAAGAAGCACAACAACCAGTAATTTTTGGTGCTTTAGCAAGAAACGTAAACAGTGAGTTTGGTCCTGCAAACTTTGAGAAACCTCCAGCAAGTTATGGAAATTATCAAGGCAGCACTATACAAGAGGGAGAGAGTATAGCAAATTCAGAGGAAAATGCCTTTGGTGTTGTAACTGGTAAAATATTTGATTATCAACCTACCACTGAATTTATAGCAGAAGAGAAACCAGTAGCGACACCAGAAGAAAATGCTGAGAATAAAGCTGGTGAAATAGAGGAAGAAAAACAATCAGAAGATGATGGAAGTGGAGAAACAGAAGGTGGATTCAAGGAAGATGCTGCAACTAATAACTTTAACAATACACAATTAGGACCTCATACTAGAGATGATGGTTGTGGTAAAGACCCCATAGCAGACATAGCAACAAAGTTAGGTAGTTTCCTAACCACAGTAAACTCATTGACGGAGTTTGCTGGGGTGTATATTGATGCTGCCAATAATCTTATCGGAGACATAAAGAGAATAGTCAACAAGTTCACTAGGTTGATTAGTGCTGCGATAAAGAAAATAATCAATAAGATTAGAGATAAGATAACAAAACTTCTATCGAAAATATTCAGAAAATTACAGGCACTCATAGTTCCAGAACCACAAAAACCTATGGTGTCTAAGGCTCTACAAAAAATTATAGACATCATATTCTGTTTGTTTGACACCAGTTTTGAAGACTTGTTCGACATGTTGAAAGATATGTTATTGAACATGGTAGGAAAGGCAATTAACCCTACAGTTTGTGCTATCGAACAGGCTATAGCTAACCTTTTGGGAGGCATATATGATAGTTTGACCAGATTATTAGCACCAATACTAAACGGATTGGATTGGTTGATGGGTGCTCTAGGTAGTATTGGTGGTCTGTTAGGTAAGATCAGTAGTTATATTAATATGATACTCTCATTCTTAAATTGTACTGGTTTAGCATGTAAAGAATATGAAGATTGGACACAGGGTATGGGTCTAAACACAAAACCAGCTACTAAGATGAGTAGTGTTTTAGATAATATGGAAGTGTTGAAGGGACTAGAACAATTTGCTGACAGTGCTAGTTTCTCAGGAGATAATGAAGACGGAACAGGAGTATATGATGCGAGAGCAAGGTTCTCTATCCTCAGTATGATGGGTGGTGGAATACCTGAGTTCTTCGATTGTAATAATAAAACTCAAAGTCCAAAGACTCAAGATGATCTTGGTCCTGGTATTCCGCCTGGATTCTTTTGGTCAGAGTGTATTCCTCCAAAAGTAGAAGTTCATGGCGATGGAACTAAAACTGCTGCATTAGTTCCAATCGTATCAGCTGATGATGGAAGTATATTAACACTGGAGATTACAGAGCCAGGCCTAAACTACACAGAACCACCAACAATTACCATTGTGGATAAAACTCGTAAGGGTGGTGGTGCTAAGGCCGAGGCAATTATAGATGATGAAGGAAAAGTTGTTGATGTTTACATGCTTTCTGCTGGGTCTGGATACTGTATATCAACTAATGTCATTCCTCCAAAGTATCCTGTAACAGAAGGTCCTACTCCAATAGAGGGAACAGAAGATGTTCCTCCATACATTACATTCACAACGCCAGCTGATGATGCTGTTGGTGTTCAGACAGCTGCATCTCTTTCAATAACTTTTAACGAACCTGTTGTAAAAGGTGTAGGAGAAGTAGTTATCACAGAATCTGTGAGCAATGTTGTACATGAAAGAATCAATATAAAAAACAACAGGATATCATTCTTATCTGATAGAATCATCAAAGTTGATCCAAAGAATGATCTTAAATTCAATACTGAATACTATATTTCAATGTCTGAGGGTTCATTCAAAGACCTTGCAGATAACTCTTTCGCTGGTTTGGCTAGAACTGATACTTATAATTTCACAACTAGGGGAATTTCTGGAATAGGTAGTGAGGCCGTAGGTATTGTTACAAGTCTTGTACCATACAGACCTGGCATCGGATATACGTCAGGTGACTCTGGACAAGTTGGTGCTTGTACATTTGATTTAGTTTTAACTCCAGCTGGATCAATAGTTGGAATTAACAATATAAATTGTCAAGATAAACATAAGTCAATCCCAGAAGTCACACTAAATACGAGAACAGGAAGAGGTGCTCAACTAATACCAATAATCTCCTATAGTCCTAATTTTGTTGCGGACAGTGGAGCTAGACCTTCTGTTGATGGTGGATTTGGTGGTGGAGGAATACCAATTCCCGATGGTGCGAAAGCTGGTGGAAATCTATTTGTTAAGGTGGTCGATTGTGTTTACAGTTTACCTAAGAAACAAATTGGTTGGGTTAATGGAAACCCATACTTCGGACCTTTCCACTTCCACCCAGCAACAGGAACCAAAATGGTTGGTGCTTACCATGTAAACACTCCACATGATATAATATACAATACTAAAGAGGAAAGTCTTGGTCAACCAGTAAGATCAAACTACGTTCCTCCAAGCGAATCAACAAACAATTCTCCTCAGACCACTGAAACTACTAATGTTCCCGACACCACTACAACGAATCAGTCTGACACAAGTGCTGTTGACACAACTCCAACGATCAATAACACACCTCAGCAAACAACTCAACCAACAACTCCTCAACAACAAACTCCGCCACCAACTCCACCA